AATTTAATTAATTAAAATTAATTAAAATTAATTAAATTATTTGTTAAACCAAATATTTATAAAATTGAATTAATTTGTTACCAAAACAACTTATAATATTCTTATATATTATATTAATGTTAATACACACTGATAAAACCAAATTATTTATTTCTAAAGCAAACAAAATCCACAAAAATAGATACGACTATTCAAAAGTTAATTACATAAACGCTAAAACAAAAATTACTATAATATGTAGAGAGCACGGCGAATTTCAACAAACACCATCTAACCATCTAAGTAGTTATAATTGTCAAAAATGTGCCAAAAATTTTCAGTTGGATACGGTTTCTTTTATTGAAAAAGCAATAAATATACATAATGATAAATATGATTATTCAAAAGTGAACTACATAAATGCTGATACACAAATTATAATAATATGTAGAGAACACGGTGAATTTACACAAATACCAGATTTTCATATAAATAGAAATTGTGGATGTCCCAAATGTGCTAATAATAAAGTAGATTTATCAGATTTTATTAAAAGAGCAAATAAAATACACGGTAATAAATACGATTATTCTAAGGTTGAATATATCAATAATAGAAAACACGTAATTATAATTTGTAAAAAACACGGTGATTTTTATCAGACTCCGGATATACATATAAACCATAATTGTGGTTGTCCTAATTGTATTAACAAAACCGAATATAAATTTTATGAAAAAATAAAAGAAATTTATCCAACAATTAAAAGACAATATAAAGTGGAATGGTGTAAAAATAAGCTTTGTTTACCATTTGATTTCGCTATAGAAGAATTAAAAATTATTATTGAACTCGATGGCGAACAACATTTTACACAAGTTTCTAATTGGACATCACCTGAAACCCAAATAGAAAAGGATAAATTTAAGACCGATTGCGCTAACCAAAATGGATTCTCTGTAATTCGACTGCTACAAGACGATGTTTCCAAGGATAAATTTGATTGGTTAAATGAAATTCAAACCGGTGTTTCAAAAATTACGAATACACAAGAAGTTCAAAACATATTTATTTGTAAAAATAATGAATATTCATTTTAATAATTTTGAAAGAAAAAAGGGAATATCCCCTTATCTTTTTTTAATTAATTAATAAATATATGTAATAATAATAATAATAATAATAATAATAATAATAATAATATTTTTTATGTTTATGCCTCCTGATCAGAGTCATAATAATTCTCCACGCTACACGAGTCATCGGGGACTATGCTGGAGTCCATTTCGCAGTCAATGAACTTGCAATTCTTAAAAGTAGTGTTATTTAAAACAACCTCCTTAAAAACACATTCTTCAAATTCGACGCCATCAAAGACACAATTTTCGAAATTGATTTCATCAAATGTGGCGCGACTGATGGTAATATTGGAGACTGTTTGGTCTTCTATGCCCCATTGAATAAATTTACAGTATGAGTATCTAAGGATGTCACCTCCTATATACAACATTTCCCATTCCTCGCATTCGTCGCGAGGACATCGTCCACACAGTTCAACGTACTTTTCAATCTGTGTGTCGTTCATATGACTTAAGGGCATACTCATAATGAGTTCGTCTTCATCCTCGTCGTCGTCGTCTGAGCTTTCGTCGTCTGAGTCTTCGTCATCAGATTCGTCATCGTCTTCAGAGTCTTCTAAGCTTTCAGCATCTTCTGCTTCGTCGTAGACAACCGTTTCTGCAAGCGCTCCTGCGATAGGCAACGGACTTTCGTTAATAGAATGAATGGGCCACAACGAGGTTTCAGGATAATATGTTTGTTCGTCTTGTTGTTTGTTAGTTCTTGCCGTCTGCATCGTGTCAAACTCTATGTCTGGTTGTCCGAGCTGGTATTCTAAACAATCCAGAACTCTTTCAAAGAAGTCGCAACTGGAACCGTGGCGTCTGTAACGACCAATCGCAAACATTACGAGATTGTATACGTTTTCACCATATACAGAAAGTTCAAACTGAAAAGTATTGCCATATAATATATCGACATTTGTGGCATCCGTTTTAAACCAGCTTTCCACAGCGTGTTCGTTAAAGACATAATGATTCGGAAACCATCTGGCGAGTGTCTTAATAATAGCCACTTTTAAATCCTCAATAGAGGTATAATTCTTGATTTGAGTGTTTGAAATGTAAGTTAATTCAGACATTTTTGTTAAGTTAATCGTATTAGTTATCTTAATAATAATAGTTTGAAACTTGATTTGGTTATAATTTAATACCTTACGTTATTTGGTAAAAAAACATTTCAATTTTTTTGATTTATACTCAAAAAATTGAAATACTTAAAATTTACGCAATTCAAAAAATTTACGAAATAATTTTATTCAAATCTAAATTGCTTTTCATAAATTTTAATAAATAGGTGTCATCATATATCTCTTTCTTATTTTCGTGATTTTTAGTAAAAACATAGGATTCATTGCGTTTTTTCACAGACCATCCTTGCTCTATTGTGTTATATAGCAGCAGCATTTTTTGGAATTTAATAGCGTCCACTTTAAAATCAACATTATTTTCTAAATCCTTTAAAGAATCCAAATTAATCTTAATATCCATACTAATTAATAAAAAAACAGAAAAACATTATATATTTTAAACTTGTTTAGCGTATACAATTTCTATAATACCTTGAATAATGTTGCTCATCATTTTTTAAGTTTGCTAAATTTGTCTTAACTATATTCCCGTCACTATTTGAATAATAGATGTTTTGAATTTTATATCCTTTTTTCTCTGGTATTGATTCCATAATTTTAATACAGTTGTTACACGGCTTACTCGATTGTAATTTATTTGTTTTTGAAAATCGGACAACCAGTAAATTTATTGGCTCCAATCTTTTTTTATTTTGCGACGACTTCAATTTTAACAAAGCATTATGCTCAGCGTGAACGCCTGGGTCTACTCCTTCACTATCGCCCATTATATTAATCCCAAAACTTAAAACTGTCGATTTGTTTAGGTTAGCGTTCTTTCCCTTTCAAAACGCACGCTATGTGGTTTGATGGTCCACATAAGCACGAATTAATATACTCTTCGCCATTTTCATATTTGTCCACGTTTGTATTAACGGGTAAACAAAATCTCTTAATAAACATTGTGTCAAGCAGCGAATCCATCTTTTACTTTATATTATGTTATTATACTTATTTCTTTATTTGATTTCATTTTTTATTTTATATTGTTTTAAAAAATTAATATATTTTCTCTCTATTATTAATTAAAAAAATTTTATTTAATAATAAAACAAATATATGCCATCATTTAAACCAAAATCTGCTAAAAAAATCAAGTTCAACAAAAAAAGCTCGATTACTCTTGATGGTAAGCACAAGGAGTTCTTAAATGAGTTTTCAAAGGATGAAAACGATAGGATACCCGATTTGCAGCTCGAAAAATATGAACTAAAAGAACTTTTAAAAAAAGACACTCTTACAGTCGAACAACAATTGGAATATCAAGACAAAATAAATGAAATCAATGAAACAATAAAACAAACCAAAGGAAGAAAGATGGAATACTTTTTGGACAATTCCAAGTTTATATTTGACTATTTTGAAAATAAAAAAAATATTTCAATTGGCACAACTAATACAAATATAAGCGATAAAAATAAAATACTAAATTCATTTTTTAAAATTAAACAAGACGACAGCGCCAATGTAAACCAAAATAAAACCAACAATATAGTGCAAAAATATTTAAGTAATATTGATGACACATTTATTGATGTGAATTCGTTTATTTGTCAAACTGATGTATGTCAGATATGTCACAAGGGTGAATTAATTCCACTCGAGGATGAAGGTCTATTAATTTGTAATGTTTGTTTTAGAAGTATACCTTATTTAATTGAAAATGAGAAACCGTCTTATAAGGAACCGCCCAAGGAAGTATGCTTTTACGCTTACAAAAGAATTAACCATTTTAAAGAAATCTTAGCTCAATTCCAAGGCAAGGAAACCACACAAATTCCTATTGAGGTTATCGAAAATATTAAATTACAAATCAAAAAGGAACGTATCGATTTGTCGCAAATATCAAATAACAAAACCAAAGAGATTTTGAAAAAATTGGGTTACAACAAATATTATGAGCATATACCATTTATTAAAGATAAATTGGGTATTAAACCGCCTATTATGTCGCCTGAATTGGAAGACACCTTGTGCAATTTGTTTGTCGAACTTCAGTCGCCTTATTCGAAGTATTGTCCGGATGACCGTGTGAACTTTTTAAATTATTATTATACTGCGTACAAGCTTTGCGAGCTTTTAGGAGAAGCACAATACTTAGAACATTTTCCAATGTTGAAAGATAGAGAGAAGAGAATAGAACAAGACTCTATATGGCGCAAGATTTGCGAAGAATTGGATTGGGAATTTATACCGACTATTTAAAATAATATAATTACTTACTTTTTTTAATTATATTATTGAATTATATTATTCGTTTAATTTGGTTTATAGGGGAACAAGGATAGTGTTGGTGTGTTGTAAATAGAATAATTCGGTTCAAAACAATTTGAACCTACACCGGTTCCGTAACGCATTCCACCACGTTGTTTTTTACTTTTTTTACCTTTTCTGGTTTTTCTACCCTTTCTACCTTTTCTTGTTTTTCTTCTTTTTCCACCAAAATTAAGTTCCGCGATATCCATTAAAGAAGAATCTTCTCTTGTTGTGTCACCTTGATTAGAGACAATGCTATCCTCGCTAATATCATCAATGTTATTATTCAAATTATTATCTATATCATCTTGGTCAAAGACAAAACTATCATCGCTAATATTATGTTGAGAATTATTTTCATCGTCAATGTCAGAGAGATCATTTTCATTTTCAAACGCAAAACTGCCTACACTGACATTATTGACATCTGAACCATTTTCTGAACCAATTACAGATAGATCATTTTCATTATTATCAGGAGTAAGACTATCCATTATTTCTTGTGGTGTATTAGGTAACCCAGTGTTATTATTAATTTGACCGAGTGATTGTTGAATTAAATTTATAGCAGCGTTTCCGCTCATATTATCTAAGAATAGTTGAGCCAATGTTTCAATATTAGCTTCTGTAAAACCAAGATCTAATAGTTGTTGCCTTTGGTCTGGAGTAAAATCAGCACCTCCTCTTTGTTTCTTACTTTTTTTGTAACTTCGTTTATTACGTTTAATACTTTTTCTTTGGTTACTTCGTTTTTTACTACGTGTACGATTTGCCATAATATAGTATATTTAGATTAAATATATTATGTTATATTATTTTTTAGCTTTAAAAAGTCGCTTTAAAACCCACCAGGGAAGCGAACCAAGTTAGCACCAATACCGAAACCAGCACCAGAGCGAGCAGTTGCGCCCATACTGGGAATGTAAGTATCAAGGATACTAAATGTTGCAGCCGCAGTCAACGCAATCAAAATAATCTCCTCAACATTCAAGGAACGTTTAGGGATAGCATAAGCAGCAATAGCTACCATCAAACCTTCTACAAGGTATTTAATGATTCTCTTTACAAGTTCACCGACGTTAATTAAACCGTTCATTTATATTAAATAATAAGAAAAAAAATAATATATGCGATAAAAAACTTAAAATTAATTATATAATTTAATTAAAATGGATCGCTCTAAAGAAAAGGCTTCAGCCAAGAAAGGTTTTGAGAGAAAACAGGTAAATGGGAAAAATAATCCTAAATATGTCGACTTATTAGAAGAAGACAAGCCCATTGCCGGGCAAAAATTCGTATGTGTATCGTTTGTATCTCCCGAAAATATTATTAAACAAAAACAAATCTTCTTTTTCGAACAATTCCTAAAGAAGTGGGATTTGAATAAATCAATGGAGAAATATATCCAATTTTTGAATTTCGTTTCTTTCAAATACAATGTTTCATTTGACGATATTTCCAACGACTTTAAAGAGTTTGTTAAGGAAGAGAAGGATAATTTAACAAAAACTACTATGGAAGATGATTACAAAACATTTGTTGACAACAACGAAGAGTCGCTCGATAAAGAGTTTGGCGTCGCGCACAATTTCCAAACAAGCACACGCGGCTTGAAAATTCGCGGCAGTTATCCCACAATCGAGGAAGCCGAGTTGAGATGTAAAATGCTCAGGGAAATTGACCCTAACCACGATATTATGGTAGGCCCTGTTGGTATGTGGATGCCTTGGGAACCTGAAGCATATAAGACAGGTCGTGTCGAGTATATGGAGGAGGAGCTTAACCAGTTGATGAGTGAGAAAAACAAAAATGAGTCCAATGCCAAGACCGCGTTTGACCAGCGTGTCAAGGAGAGCAAGAAGAAGGCGATTGATGAGAATATCAAGAATGCGGAGAAATCTGGTAACGCATTGACGCAGTCGATTGACGAGCAAGGTAATCTAATTGGTGTCAATAATGCCAACAGTCAAGAGTTCGGTTTGAAGGAGAAGGATAACATTTCTTCGGCAGATATTCAAATGGAATTGTTTGAGGGAGAGAACATTGTTACTGGCAAAACGGATAACGGACAGAGTCAATTGATTAGTGGTCCTTTTGCGAATAAGAAGGAGGACTCGATGGATAGTGTTGACTAATTCAACCTTTTGAAAAGGTTGAGCCAAATGTAGTAAAGAAAAGTATAACAAAATAATATAAATTAAATTATTTATATTATTAAATAACACTATAATAATAATCACCTATTATAACTTTATTTTTAACACACCGGCTCATTTTCGCCGCCGATATGCTTTCTGATTCAGCAGCTTTTGCGATTGTATCCCACGTAGCAAGTAATATGTCTGTTTTTTCTTCTCTCTTATACACTTTTTTACCAGTAGAAGAAATTAGTTTTGGTTTATATTCATTTTGTTTAATAGATAATCCATAATATCCTTCATTGTTACCTTCATCAGTCCATACGGTTGCTTTTAAAGCATAAGGAGATTCATTTAAATATTCTTTGATTTCTTTCATATCATTTTCAGACAATTCTTTATCAACAGAAATCTTCCATTTTTGGTATTCTCTCAATAAAACCGAATTTAATACTTTTCCACAATCAGAAAATTGACATACTTGAAATATAAATGTCTCAACATTCGAATTTTCCTTTGACTTTTTATACTCGACAGGTTTTAATTTAATACCAATATAGCCGTGATTTCCTCCAATACGTTTTGGTTTAAATCTTATATCCAAATAATTTTTAAGTGCGTGGAATATTTCCTTTGTAGGTTTAACTTGGCTCCATAAACGATACCGTCCTTCAATATTTACGGATAAATCTTCTACGTCTGTGCGTACAATACAAATACTATTTACAAAATCATTGAATTTTTTATTCAGTTCATCCTCTGGTAATAATATATTTTGATATACAGATTGATTTTCATTATTAACAGTGTCAATTATTGTTTTATTTTTTTCTAATAATTCTTTTAAATGAGTGATTTCAATACTTTTTTCAGTAATCGTCAATTCTTGAGATTTATTTTTTTCTTTTAATTCTCTATTTTCATTTTCCAAGTCTTCATTTAATTTCATTATTCTATTAAAATTATCTATGCTGTAGGTTTTAGAATGAATAATGTCCTTGATATGTTTAGTTAATTTATCAATAGTAAAATTTGTGGCATCATAAGCAATTATTTCTGTTTTGTTTTTCCCATTTAGGTCAAGTGTACGAATCTGTCTTTTGATTTTTGGATATGTCTTGATTAGATTTTCAATCTCGACTTTATTTTGAACTCTAAACGCCTCTACCAAAACAAAATTGTTGTATTTTTTACGGTGATCTTGTATTCTTGTTGCTAGGTCATTTGTGTGACCGAATTTTATTAATTTTTCTCCAGATTCATTTGTATTATCAATTGTTCCAAAATATATACATTCTGTATTTAATGGGAAGTGGATAATTGTTGCTTGTTCTACGGCTCTTTGTTTTTCTTTTTTGGAACTTTTAATTGCTATATCTTTTTCCAAAATAATATTTTCTTTTTGCTCTAATTGGAGTTTTAATTCATCCGTTTCTTCTTCTACAATTTGATGTAAAACTTCTTCCATTTTCATATAATATTCGTGAATTTCGGATGCTTTTTTGGTTTGAGCCTTCAAACATAATGACTTGAAACATTTAATTGTTAATAATATTTTTTTTATATTTTGCCCCCCATTTTGTTTGACAAAAGGTTCTTGTTCAGAAACCGCTGTTCCAAATTGATAAGCGGTTTTGTAATCTATATCTAATTTAAAGTTTTTTTCTAACACTCTTTCTGAATTTTGTTTAGTAGAAAAACCTAACCATTTCCATATATCATCTAAATCAACTACAAAATCTATATTTTTATCATAATTTAAGTAGCAATAAAAACTACTTACAAATAATTGTGATTCAAAATCAGTGAAATTATCCTTGATTTTATTTATTAATTTGTTATTATAAGCGTTTGATAGTTTAGAGATAGGGTTTTTCTCTATGAGTTCTACGATGTTAAGTTCTTGCATCTTATTATATACTTTATAATAGGATACTCTTTAAGTTGTTATAACTGCTTATATATTTGAAAAGCGGTTTTCTTAAAAGCACATCTACTTTCTACCATTTATTCGCCTTTTTGACGCTGATCTTTTGTCCTGCGCCGCGTTTTTTAACTGAATTTGGGTCATATTGCTCCTCTTCGTCTTCATCCTTCATTCCCTTCGACAATTCCCAGAACTCTTTTGATCCTAATCTGAAGTCGCCGTGACTATCGGCTTTGTACCAGAAGACCTGGTCGTGTAATTTATTGGATTTCGAGTTATTATTTATCACCAAGCATTCATAATTTTCGGTACATTGGTCCATCACCTGACAAAAGCTCTCAAATGTTGGGAACATACCGGCATAGTTCTCGTATATTCTTTTTCTATTTGCGATGTAATTTTCTCGAAGAATAAAAACATAATCTATGTTGGTTCTCAGTGTGGGCGGAATGCCGAGCGGATATTGCATTGTGATGACTAGCATCACCTTCCAATGTCTCCCGTTCATAAAGAGTAAACGCATCATTTTATCACGTGTCCAGGTCGCGTCATATAAGCAGTCATCTAAAATGACAAATGCGCGCGGATCGATAGTGCTGCGTTTATAAGTTTCCATCTCCTTTTTAATTTGTTTCAACACAGTGCGCTGTCGTTTCAGAATGTTTTCAATAATCGCCGTATTGTATTCATTATGGACGAACAATTTGGGCACCATTTTTGCGTAAAAACCGTTACCTTCTTCAGTTCCCGAAATAACGGTGCCGATGGGGATTTCTTGTTGATAAAAAAGTAGGTCTCTGACCAAGAAAGATTTACCGGTATCACGCTTTCCGATTAATACAACGACGGGACCTTTGTTTTCATTGGGCTTAAAACTAATATTTTTCATATCGAATTTTTTTAATTCAAGTGTCATATATTATAATGTATAAAATTTTAAATACAATATAAAACGCAATTGATTCTCTCTTAATATAGTTTATAATTTGATATTAAGAGAGAAAAAACACTTTCAAAGAATAATAAGTTAAAAACTCATATAATTTATATATTAAATACCTAATAATGATAAACGTAAATTATCAGAAAAGGAAGAACACAGAGCTTTTTAAAAGTTTAGAGAAACCATCCTCTTTGTTTCTCTCTAAAACACAAAATTATATACCAATTTATAAAAGATTTTTGGAGTTGAATGAAACCAATTACAATAATGTAAACTTGAATCACAAATGGTATATTTCATCTGTAAATGATGAAGATAATAACGAAGACTGTAAATTGTATAATTGTCGTGTTAAAAATATAAATAACTCAAATAAAACAAAGGATAAGGATATATTTTTTAAGATGGCTCCATTGTTAGACCCGTTTAAATATCTAATCGGGAAATACAACAACGATGATAAAATTTTGAATCTACCGTCAATTAATTCGGATGAAACATATTGCAACAGCAAATTGTTGGATTTAAATAATTCGGCATATGTTGATGGTCTATTTTTGTTTCTCTCAAGTAATCTTATTTATGAAAATAATTTTCAACACGGTGTAGACTATTATGGATCGTTTTTAGCTGTTAAGAATAACTTTGCGTTAAATGTTTGCGACGACATAGATTACCTAAATAATTCGGATTTTTTTAACAAAAACAAGAATGTTCTATTTAAAGTTGATGATTATGAGCATTTATTTCAGTTTAAAAATGAAGATACCAAATTAAAGCCACTAAAAATAGAACATAATTTATCGGTAAAGTCAAATATCTCTATTAAATCGTTTGATAATGAAGTTTTCGAAGATATGTTTAGTGACGATAATACAATAGTGAATTTAGAAGACTTGAAAGGTAATTATTCTGAACTAATTGATATAACAAATTCTAATTTGACAAATGATAATGATAATAAAGTTACCTTAAAATCAAACTCAACTTGCTCTTCAAGAACATCTTACACAGTTGATGGCGAAACCGATCCACTTTTAGATCCACTTTTAGATCCACTTTTAGATCCACTTTTAGATCCACTTTTAGAAAAAGTGGAGCAAAATGATGAGCAAAATGATGAGCAAAATGGTGAGCAAAATGGTGAGTTAGAAGAAGTAAATGAGTTAGACGACGCTGATGATACGCAATGGGAAGACGAAGATTCAAACGCAGTAGATGACGATGATAGTTTCGAAGAAGAGGTGATAAACGCAACTATACCACAATTTCCCGTTCAAGTTATTTGTATGGAGTATTGCGAAAATACCTTTGATGATTTAATATTATCAACCGATTTAAAGGAAGAAGAATGGTTTTCCGCTTTTATGCAAATAATAATGATTCTAATAACCTATCAAAAGACCTTTTCTTTTACTCATAATGATTTGCATTCAAATAATGTAATGTATAATCACACAGATAAAAAATTTCTGTATTATTGTTACAAAAAACAGATTTATAAGGTGCCAACTTTTGGCAGAATCTATAAAATCATCGATTTCGGCAGAAGCATTTACAAATACAATGGTAAACTGTTTTGCAGTGATAGTTTCCAAATTGGCAACGACGCCGCAACGCAATACAATACCGAGCCATATTTTAACGAGAAGAAGCCACGTTTGGAGCCAAACTTCAGCTTCGATTTGTGTCGACTTGCTTGCTCTATTTTCGATTATGTGGTCGAAGATATGTCCGATGTTAAAGACCTTGATAAATGCGACCCTGTTCAGCGTCTGGTAGTAGAATGGTGTCTCGATGATAAGGGTATTAATATGTTATATAAAAATAACGGACAAGACCGATATCCTGATTTCAAATTGTATAAAATGATTGCTCGATGTGTTCATAATCACACTCCACAGGCTCAATTGGAAAGACCTGAATTTAAGACGTATGCTAATTTTAAAGGAACGGTACCAAACGATATTATAGATATTGACAAAATGCCTATTTTGGTATAGAATTTAGGTTTAGACCTTTTATTTCATAATTAGTGTTTATTTTTCATTAATATTATAATTTATATTATATTAATGAATGATTTTGGTTTTATTATTACAAGACACGTTAATTCGGAATTAACCAACAAATATTGGAATAATTGCGTAAAATGTTTAAGGCGGATTTATCCATATAGAAAAATTGTCATCATTGATGATAACAGCAATAAAGACCTTGTTATCCCTTTTTATAATTATGATAATATTGAGATTGTTGAATCCGAATTCCCAGGTCGCGGCGAATTGCTTCCTTATTATTATTTTATAAAAAACAAATATTTTGACAATGCGGTCATAATCCACGACAGCGTGTTTTTTCATATTTGCGTCAATTTTGAAAAACTAATTGGTGTCAATGTGCTACCATTATGGTATTTTAATTCTGATAATGAACGCATAAGCAATTCAGCAGAAATTATCGACGTTTTAAACAATTCTACCGAGCTCAAAAACAAATTGACATTAAATAACCGAGTGCTTGGTATGGATAATTTCAACTGGTTTGGATGTTTTGGTTCACAAGCGTTTATAAATCACGATTTTTTATTGTACTTAGAGAGAAAATACAAATTAACAAAATTAACCAGTGTTATTATTTCCAGAAAAGACAGATGTTGTCTTGAACGTGTATTAGGAGTTATATTTTTCAGTGAGTATCCGTTTATTACTAAAAAAAAGGCACTACTGGGAAATATTTTTAAGTATCAAAATTTTAGTAAGTATACATACGAAAATTATGAAGAAGATGTTAAGAAAAATATATTACCCAGACCTATTGTCAAGGTTTGGACGGGTCGTTAATAAAAAATGAAAATCTAAAATTCAGGATTGCCTGTGAAAACTTGGGGCGCACTTATTGCTCCACCTTCTTGAATCATCGGCTTCAATTGACTCAAAATAAAATGACCCATTATAACACTAACATATACTAAGAGCGCATCACGGATTAAAAACTTCAACGGTTTTGCCTCCTTTTCGATAAATCGCATTTCAATAAATTTTGCTATAACAAAAATAACAGATATGATTGCTGCTATGATAAATATGTTATCCATTTAAAATACTTATTGTATATATTATTTTTCTTTTTACGCAAATTATAAATATATTTTTATATTTTTATAATTTTATTTTTATAATTTATATTTTTATTCTAAAACTTCGATTTCATCAAGCAATAAATCGGGTAATAAATCCATTTTGGGTTCTTCGATGGACAAAAGACCTAAAGATTCAGGACTAACTGATTCATCCGATATATTTATTCTAATATTATCATCATCGGAATCATTTGCTTCATCCTGTTTTCTTTGCTCGGCTCTCATATTGCTAATATAATCTAAATTCTCATATGTTTTTGGCACTACAACATTTTGAAATTTCCCGTCACTACTGGCAACATAATCAATATCATTAAACCCGACCTTATTTCCACCGGTTGTATCAGTTGTATTTACTTCTACGACCTGAGGCTTTTGTGATTGTTCTTGCTTTTGCGGCTGCTCAATAATTTGCTCTTTAATTTCTTCGACAACATCTTCTTCAATAGTCTCGTCCATATACGCCTTCAAAATTGCTTCAACTGGAATACTCTCTCTTAATGTGTTTAAAATACATTCTTGGACAATGATTTCCAGTTCTCTGTGATTCTTTTGAATGTTTAAAGGTGGAATATTGATTTCAAACAAATAAACATTTTTATATATTTTGCGCGCTACATTGATATACGTCTTGTGAACAAAATCGTCCAACTTGGGCACTTTAATATCGACCTTCTTTTGTTTTTGTCCTACACGCATAGCAGTGAGAATTTTTAATTGAATAATGTGCACACAAGTTACTAAATCTTCTAAATAAGAACATCCCGATTTGTCGCAAATTCTTTTGCGCTCTGTTTCAATAATTGTTTGATTCCATTTGGGAATTCTCGAAATGAAATTTTGAAATGTCATTAAATACTTGTCCATTTCACCATTGTCTTTGCACAGTTTTATGGCTTCGTCTAAAATAGACTTGTAGCCATCGATAATCAGCGGCGTCAAAATGGTAATCAATCTGGCACCCCATTCATTCTTCGATTCGTGAAGCGAACTTACGTTAAAATCATCCATAATTACTAAATAGTTGTTTTATATTTTATTTTTTTAAACTAATTATAAAATAAAATATTTATTGTCTTCTTCTTTTAGTTTTTCTTTGTTTCCTCTTTTTATTTGATGATTTTCTTGGTTTTCTGGATTTTCTTGATTTTCTTCTTCGTCCTCCAAATTCTGCCCAATCATCATCATCAGCATCACGAGCAGGAGCAACAGCATCACGAGCAGGAGCAACAGCATCACGAGCAGGAGCAACAGCATCACCAGGAGCAACAGCACCCATTGCTGCGTATGGTTCTGGTGTGATACGACCAAATTGACTATAAGTTGGTGGACGTGTTGCTAAGGCGACGTCGATATTCTCCCAAGGATTTCTCCCAGGGACGTACTCCCCCCCCTCACCAAATTTTGCCAACCATTTCTTACGAGGATGCATATCTAACCCTCTTAACCCTTTACCCAGCCTTGGTCCCCTTGTTTCCGTTATTGGCTTTACGTCACCGTAAGCATCATAGGGTTGAGATTTTCTTGATAATCTACCTAATATTTCGTATATTATACGCCAAATTTCGTCCTCATATTCTGCTCTACCCATCATATTAAATTTAATTCCTAGTGCTCTTATGATTCCTGTCTCTAAATTACTGTTACCATATTCTAGTTCGTCAGTATCTATTCTTTTATCAAAAAAATATGGTTTTAAACTAGCTATTGCTTCTCTGGATGGTATCAACGGCATACCAGTTTTCTCAACTAGTTGTTTAAATTCATTATTATTAATTAATTTTTCATAAAATTCTTTTCTTAACTGTACACTATCAGGATCACGTTTTGGAACAAGCCTACGCCCACGATAAATATCATTACTCTCAGTAAAGAATAACTCAGTAAATAACTTTTGCGTTTTTCTATGTAGTTCTCCCGACATATATATATATATAATAACAATATTTTTACATAAAACTGATATTTTCTAAAGACAGGTCTGAGCTTAAAAAAACAAAATTCAAAATAAACAATATCAACAGTTTCTCATTTCTAAATTCCTTTCGCACGCGGTTAAAGGCGATTAGCAATTCATATCGTTTTTCCACAGAAAGCGACGTTTCTAAAAACTTGTGATTCTCCAACAATTGAATTATATCTAAACCACTATATCCTTTTTCATACAATTTCGAACAAAGTCCCATCAACTTGTCAATCGTTATTTTTTTATTTACCGTTTTCAATAATTCCTTCTTCAATGCTTCCAATCGCGTCATCTTAACATCCTTCATATTAAATAAATTATTCAAATTGTATTTATACAAGTTAACAATCGCACCATTTATCACCGGCTCTGGCACATAAATTTCGCAAAATCGCGACAATATTGGCTTCATCAGGTTATATTTGTCTTCCGCAACAATAAAAAACCGCGTATTATGACTGAAAAGCTCAATACATCTACGCAGTGCGGATTGCGCGTCCATTGTCAATTTATCAGCGTTTAATAATACGATGCTTTTAAAAGTATTGCCACTATTTGAATTAATATGTGTCTTTGCAAAGAATTTCAACTCGTCTCTAATGAACTTGATGCCTTTGCCATGCGAACAATTCACATACATCACAAATGATTTGATTTTCTCTCTATCGTTATCATAAATTTTGTGTATAAACTCGCTCACAATTGTTCGTTTTCCACTACCGGTCGTCCCGTGAAAAAGCAAATTGGGGATTTTATGACTGGAATAAAAAAAATCCAATTTATCCTTTATATTTTGATGAATGTTTAACATAAATGTGATTACTATATTTGAGTAAGTGTTTTTATATTTTAATATAACGTAATTAATATTTTTTTATACAAAGTAACAGATTTTTAAAAATATTTATTAAACCAATATAAACATATATTTGATATATTTTTATATAATTGAAATGACGATAAAAAAACACATTTTTTGTCAATGTATGAAACCGTGGGCTATTTGCGCAAATAAGAATAATAGTTATAAATTGGATGTTAGAGACCTCATTGATGTATATTCATTAAAACCACAAAACTATTATCAAATACCAAAAGGTGTTCATAAATATAGTCCATTGAATTTTTTGGATTACGACTTTATTAATAAAAAATGGTTGTTGGAAAAGTTTGAATGTAGATTTCGCGATAAAAAGAAGTAAGCGCTTTTAACAGTCACTAAAGCTTATACAGATGTCGTAAGCGAATGCGTGTAAGGATTACTTCTAAAAGCGTTCAAAATATCCGGCTGAATACGGTCACAACCAGCACACTCATTGTAATATTGCGGCATAGTAATAGAACCAAATGTTTGAACCGACGGCGGCAATGGCGTCACTGATATCGCCGGATTTACTCGGCCATCAAATCGGTCGCTATCACTCTTAATAGTAGTCAAATTCATTTGCTGGTTAAAGATTTGTGTTCCTCCTTGATTAGGTCTATTCATAACAGTCGACGATTTAATGTCATTATTATGTTGATTATAAGCTGCTGAATAACTCATATCACCATAAGCGCTTGCCGCACCACCAGACGTGCCAATGTAACTACAACTTGTGCTATCTCTTTGTGTTGCTTCACCAGGCATCGCATTATTAACATACATACCCTCTTTTTGGTTATTAATGTTAAATGTTGGCGCATACAATGTCGTCTCCTTGACAGTTGTTGCTGTTGCATCCTTTGGATTATAAACATAACCTTTGGGAACGGCAGGAGCAGCCTCACCATAAATACGCACATTGTGTATCGTCTCATCCTTGCGAGTTGGTCTAAAGATATCCATTATAGGAGAAATAACCGCACCAATTGCGCCACTAAATCCGCTTCTATGGGTATCCGGTTGTTTCACAGTAGATCTATGATTTTCGTAATTTGTGTGACTGCGAAGAAAATTATCAGTATCCGTGCTGGGACCACGACGTTGTGCCGACGAGTGATTGACACCACATGTCATCGACTCATGACGCTTACTCTTCTCGAAATTTTCAGGAGCATAAGCCGCTTTTCTATCCGCCGCTCCAGCAGGACCCATATAGTCCGTCACAATATCATTACGTCTGACTATTCCCATCTCCTGAATGGATCTCAATGTTTCGCCCTTTTCGGCGCCGGTCGTTGTTAGCCAACGGTCTTGTGTATTGATAAAAAATGTATCCGGTCTCTGTTTTTCTACACGACCCATCGTTTCAGTTGACGCCGCGTTCTTAATATAAGAATTTGCAGGACCTTCGAGATTCGTCAACTCATACTCCAATTTGGGATTTGTCGCCACTCTCATTTGGTCGACAGTATAAGGTAACCATTTGTCGCGCGCCTCCATTCCTGAATTGTAACCACCTGTGCCGTTTACACTATTATAACCTTTATCAAGACCAGGACCAACCATAACACTGTCAAATGGTTTGATGTTATTATTTTTCATACCAGGATTCACACGGGATTGGTAAAAATCACTATTATTTGGCGCTCCATAAGCCCACTGCATATTGTCTTCCGGCTTGAATAGCGGTGCTTGTTCTATTTTCTTTATGGTTTGAGAGCCAGAACCAATCATATTATCTAAAACCGACTCAGCAATATTGACATCATAAGTGTTACCCTTTACTTTGCCACCGTTAAAAGGCACCATATTGTTGTGCTTAAATTGCTCTGAATCTAAATAATTACCAGTCATCGAATAAATTTGCTGCGGGTTTTGACCAACAGGTGCGTTATTGCGGACTCTTTGTTGATAGGCATTTTGGTCGAAATACTTATCTGTCGCCGCATTTGGGTTTGGATACTCTTGAACTGTATCGACTAATTGATTTATATTTGAAACTGGAAAATTCTGGGGAGGAATATTTGTATTTGGTAAATAATTTCGATTTACACCCATATTCGTAAAATTCTCTTGGCTTATTTTTTGTGTTTTTCCTTTTTCAGTATCGCACGGTTTTGATGGTGTTTGATTTGATACTATATACATACCACCTAATGCTATTAAAGGGATCGCTAATTCCATTATTATATATATAAACTATTTTATTTTTTAATTTTATACTGAGAGAAAGATATTAATAATAATCTAAATAATATTATCAGGTTATTATTTTTTTATCTATGCTTTCTTCGCTGATGCGCAAGAATTTGTTTGAGCACACGTAGTGGGTCCCGCTACATAACCACCTCGAATCAGATTATAGCTCGCCGGCAAATAATTATTCGACTCATTAATCACACAATCTCTCTTTGGCGTAAAATAATCTTTTTCTAAAACTCGGGTATTTAGATTATTTTGAAAAGGCATACAAGTGTTTTCTTGAGGGTTTAAAGGAGGGTAATACCAGTCGGTTTGCTCTACATCACGATACCACCAAGCCGGGTTTGTTGCTCTCGACTGGTCGGTAAACAAATTGTTACAAGTCGGGTATTTTATCGCCTCATTTGTGACATTGTAATTTTTATATTCATCTTTTCCTAAACAATCACGACTTAAGGGCTTACTGACACCTCGTAGTTCGCTTTCTAAATTAATTGTATTTGTCCTTAAATTGGCGCCCCATTTTTGGATAATGATTTGAGGGTCTTCTATGTAGCAAGGGTCCGCACCATTACCAGGCACATTTAATATCCAGCGGCCTGGGTCTGTCTGTTGTTGTAACCTTTTCATTGTTCTACAATCGTCATAATTAAATCGTGTACTAGCCATATATTATATACTATTAGAAAAGTTTTTTTTAAGAGAAGCGAAGGGCGAAGCAAAAATCTTTAATTCCCCATGTTTGAAAAATATTTCGCGAAATCTTAATTAAACTCATAATAAAATATTAATAAATATATTTAAATTAATATTTTAGTATTACAATTTTACAATTCATATTATCAATAAGATTTAGTCAACAATTTAAATGTATAAATATGGCGTTTTTAACTGAAAGTCCCGACCCCTTGACCGATAATAGACCAAAAAGAATTGGTGGCGTCGCCTATAAATTGCTGTGAGACATTCCTTGGAACGATTGTGTAATTGCCGTAAGAAGTGTTGTCGTATTTGAAACTTCCAGTAAATATACAAGAGTGAGGTAGGTTAAAATATGAGCGAACCCAAGAATATACACTTCCTATTACCTTGTAAGAACCATTCCAATTATCAATACCAGTTATTGATGACCCCACCCCATTTTGTCCCAACGAAGTCCATACTTGAAAAGTATTACTGATATAAAATGTATTATCAAACCCAATCAAAGCATTATAACTTCCGTTAAAAAATCCTTGCCTCCAATCTGGAAGAACGCCACCCATATTAAAGTTTGTATCACTAAAAGTGTTAGAGTTTGAGGGGTCTATATATACACTAAAATTATTACTAATACCCATACTTGTATTGAATAAACCAGTTAATAAGATTTGAGAATAGGAGGTAGGTTTGATTGTATAAACAGAGGCGTTGATTTGATTATTCGCCACTTGAAACCAACCACCCAAAGTGAGGTTATAATAAGCACAAAAATTAGCGGAATATGGTGTTGTATTAATACCAACTTGCGTAAATTCCCCTCCAATATAGGTGCGTCCATTTCCGCTGTCGTTGTATATCGCATAAACCTTCGCATTTGCCCCACCTTGAAACTCGTTGTAAAATTGACTTCCACCAGCACCATAAGGGTTGGTTATTTCCGCTATATAACTCAAAGGGACTGCTCCACTACTCTTTGAAGTAAAATTACCGCCAATACCCAGTTTTCCATTTATATCTGCTATAGCATAGACATCTGTTCCACTTTGAACCCCATAATTAAAACTCACGCTGTCAAATATAGGGTCAAAAAGATAAGAGGACATACTAACCCTCGTAATACTATATTGTGGTGTAGCATTCACTCCATTAACATCTATCACATTAATAAAATTACCTCCAATCCACATATAACCGCCTTGATAGTAAAAGACCAATACTGAGCTTGTAGAACCAGAAACCGAAAATGAATGTATAAGGGTGTCAATTGTGCTGTTCCAAACTTGAATTAACCCAGTTGCGTCCGCCAACCATATAAACTCATTACTATCCCTACCAAAGGCGGTATATCCGCTGAAAACAGATTGTCCGTAATCCACCCAACTATTCGTATTCGTCAAACCTAAATTAGTAAGGGTTAGACGCTGATAAGTTGTCTGTGGAAGAGGGACGCTAATAGTGTTAAGATTGTTATTATTGATTAGTGTATCGGCATAGAACTTCACATTAGAAAGATTTGTTGTTAGGTTTGTCCCAACATTTGCTATTTGTGTTATTTGAATGCCGTCCGGTGCCCCCCCAGCACCAATAAGATTTAATGGAGCAGACCCTATCGTTCCTACTGATAATGCTGTCGCTCCTACTGATTTGAGGATAGACGTCGGTTGTATTATAACCTTATTAGTGCTGGTTTCCACACTAATACTCGTATTGAATAGATTTGCCTTCGTTGTAGGGGTTGCTTGAACTACAGAAGTAAAACCGAGATCTCCGTTCATATTTGCTTGGTTTGTTCCACTTGAGAGGGTGATATTACTTGTTGAACCAGTAATGCTTTGAGTGCCGATGTTGAGGGTGCTTGTGAGCGGATTTAACACAGATACGATAGGAATAGTAGCAGTTCCAGTAATGCCGATATTTGACCCTGCAGTTATAGATAATACGCTTGCAGGTAGTGTTGTCCATAGGGTAGAAGCCCCTGTTCCAGCAGTGAGATATTGTCCGCTCGTTCCTGTTGAAGAGACACTATCAGTTAGAGCAACGTTACCCATATTCAAACCCTTATACAAGTCAATAGTTCCCCCCGAACCATTTACCCGCAGATATTCGGTGGGGGTAGATGAGTTTTCACATACCAATACACTTATACTACCATTCTCACTCCCAGCAGTAATATCTCTTTGGTCTGCTTGTATACGAGCGTATTCTATCTTTGTTAGAGTTGAATTATTGGCGTTAAAGGATAACGCTCCTATTTCGTCAGCTATTAACGGACTTGCTGAGTTCTTATATAACTCAACCTGACTCGAGTTTGCGTTACCGTTAGTATTTTCCATTTTTAAAATAGGGTCTGTAGCACCTCCAGTAGTAGATTGACTTATATAAATTTTCTCTGACCGTAAATTACCACTATTATCTACCCATAATGGATTAATAAACCCTTGGGGTCCTGTGGGACCTGGCGTTAACGCTAAATAAGTTGGGTCTATTCCGCCGGTTACTAATAAATTACCATATATAAGCACGTCTTGTCCTGTTACACCGATTCCTGTGTATCCAGCAGTGCCTCCAGCTCCATATCCACTCATCGGTATCCAAGGACTTCCTCCTGTAGCACCTTGAGCTCCTGTATCACCTTGTGGACCTGTTGATCCTGTAGCACCTTGGGCTCCTGTTGCTCCTGTATCACCTTGGGCTCCCGTTGCTCCTGTATCGCCTTGGGCTCCTGTGGCTCCTGTGTCACCTTGCGCTCCTGTTGCTCCTGTGGCTCCTTGAGCTCCTGTTGCTCCTGTAGCACCTTGGGCTCCTGTAGCTCCTGTGTCACCTTGCGCTCCTGTTGGTCCTGTGGCTCCTTGAGCTCCTGTTGCTCCTGTAGCACCTTGGGCTCCTGTGGCTCCTGTGTCACCTTGCGCTCCTGTTGGTCCTGTGGCTCCTTGAGCTCCTGTTGCTCCTGTATCACCTTGAGCTCCTGTTGGTCCTGTGGCTCCTTGGGCTCCTGTAGCTCCTGTATCACCTTGAGATCCTGTAGCTCCTGTGGCTCCTTGGGCTCCTGTGGCTCCTGTGGCACCTTGAGCTCCTGTTGCTCCTTGGGCACCTGTTTGTCCTTGAACAAAAATTGGTGTTATGAAATTTATATGACTATATTGTGTGTTGGATTGGTAAGTAATGTTCACTGTTCCAGTTACAGTAAATTCTAAATCAATATATCTATTTGTTGTTGTATTAAAAGTAACAGGGGGTGTGTTGATTATACCAAGTAATATATATGGTCCTGCTACTCCAACAGTAACAGTATTACTATTTTGAGCAACACCGCCAATAGTGCCAATTTCATCTACTATATTTGTAATTTGTATTGTTCCTGCTCCAGACGCATATATAACACTTTGATATGTTCCTCCAGAAATTGTAAAAGGGGATGTGACATAAGGTTCTAATCTCCACGACACTGTTGGCGGACTTGGTGATATAGTTATAGGAGATATATCGATAGTCCTTTGTAGTGGAAATGTTCCTGCTGGAAATGATGGTTCATTAATTGATGCATCATAATTATAATATAATATTAACCCAGCTCCACCGGCTACACCTTCAGCTCCTTGTGGTCCTGTTGCTCCTTGTGATCCTGTTACACCTGGCGCTCCTGGTGCTCCTGTTGGTCCAACACAACCACGACCTGTCGCTCCTTGTGCTCCTGTCGGTCCTGTTACACCTGGTGCTCCTATCGGTCCTACAGCAGCAGCCCCTTGAGATCCTTGCGGACCCTGAGGTCCTTGTACTTTTAAATCACAGCATCTTTTTGCTCCTAAATATTGGGTATAATTACTTGACATATATATATCCACTTTTAAAAAAAAGTGGAGTAAAATACTTTTTTATAATGAAATAAAGAAATAATGAAATAAAGAAATAAAGAAATAAATCTAAATTAATCTCCTCCATAAATTTACTTAAATTTTGTTGTATTTAATTGTTGTTCTAAGTATGGGATTATTATTACCAGGGAGCAGCATTAATATATCCAAATCTACCAGCTGCTAAATTGTCAAACCGAATATATAGGGTTCCTTCAATTGCTATCGGATCTGGTATAGTGACACCAGTTCCAGGAACTGCTCCTAACACAAAGTCTATAAATATGCCTATATAATCTCCTGCATTGAAGGGTATAGGAGTACTAAACCAATTTGAACAACTACCTTGAAGATTTCCCAAACTGCTATTAATTATAACACCTGGGTTTATAGGTTGTATTGTAGTAGGAAATCTACCTGAATTTGTTGAAGAACCATAATTTGTTCCGTAAACATAATAACTGTTTGACGTGGAATTATCTTTGAGAGCAAAATTTATTGTTCCTCCATATATTCGTCCTTGTTGTGGCATATATTCACCAATATTTGAACCATAATTTGTTCCACCAGATAATACGGTTCCTATATACTCTCCAAACACATTATAATAAGCACCTCCTCCATGCGGTAAAATCGCCCATCCATAATATGGTACACCTCCTCCGCTAACTTGCATAGATTGAGATAGCATTGGGTTACTAAGTACATTTCCATATGTTTTGTTTGTATCTAAAAAAAAAGATATTGTTGAATAAGCAAAATTATTTCCTTGAGTTCCTGTGGCTCCTTGAGGTCCTGTTGATCCTGTTGCTCCTTGAACTCCTGTATCACCTTGAGGTCCTGTTGATCCTGTAGCTCCTTGTGCTCCTGTTGCTCCTTGTGCTCCTGTTGCTCCTGTATCACCTTGAGGTCCTGTTATCCCTACGGGACCTGTTGCTCCTTGTGCTCCTGTTGAACCTGTTGATCCTTGTGCTCCTGTTGAACCGGTTGATCCTTGTGCTCCTGTTGAACCTGTTGATCCTTGTGCTCCTGTTGAACCTGTAGCACCTTGAGCTCCTGTTGAACCTGTAGCACCTTGAGCTCCTGTAGGACCTGTAGAACCTTGAGCTCCTGTAGGACCTGTAGAACCTTGAGCTCCTGTTGAACCTGTAGCACCTTGTGCTCCTGTAGCACCTATAAGACCTACAGCTCCTGTTATACCTACGGGACCTGTTGCTCCTTGTGCTCCTGTTGCTCCTGTTGCTCCTTGTGCTCCTCCCGCTGCTCCTGTTGCTCCTTGGGCACCTGTGGCTCCTCCCGCTGATCCGGTTGCCCCGCCAGCTGGTCCTTGAAAACCTTGAGGTCCTTGAGAAGCTTGTGTTTTCAAATCACAACATCTTTTTGCTCCTAAATATTGACTATAGTTTAATGACATTTATTCTAAAATAATAAGATAATTTTATTTTATTATTTTATTTATTGATATTATTATATATAACACGATAAAAATATATATATTACAATTATAATAATATTTTGTTACGATATATGATAATCTTTTTATGAACTGGGTAACTGTGCCAAACACAATTTAATCTCCCCAAGACTTGCTACATTATACTTTACAACCAGCGGTAGATCATTTTCCAAGTACACTTCAATCTGGGAACAAAGATTGGTGCATTTAATGAAATACCCAAGATTCTTTAGAGAGAACTCACCCTGAATAATTTTAGAAGAATCTTGCTTCAAAACAAAACCCATACTTCCGTCAGATTCGGCACGATGAATTTCCGCAGAAGCAAACTGTCCAGAGCATTTAAATATCAATTCATTACCGACAGATTTGATTTCCAATTTATCAGAAATACAAGACAAATCGCGAATAATTTTTTGGAAATCCGCAGAAGGCAAATTGATAATAGAAGAAAATTTAACATCTGGGTATTCGAGCTCCTCTTGGTCGGGCTCAATTAAGCGCAACTTCTGTGTCTTGCACTGTTTAATTTCACCGTTTTCAAATTTGAGCGCCAAGTGCGAAACGATTCCGTCAACATAATCGCCATTCTCAATATAAATGGTCAAAGTATCATCGTTGTCAATGGAGTTAATCAATTTAAACAAGTGAAACATATTAACACCAATAATGATTTTCTCCTTTTTACACTCGTAGAACTCGAAATTTTGCGCTGCTAAATAAAGATGGGCCAAAATAGTATGAGATTTATCCATATTAATAATTCGAATACCATCGGGTTCAAAAGTAATATTGGTCTCTAACAAAATATCTTTTAGCGCGGTCATCAATGTTCTAAATGGCGCAATTTGGACGGTTTTAATTGTTAAAACATTCCCATCGGTTACACACTGCGTTTGATTTTTGGATTTATCAGTAAAAGTAGACATTATACATTGTTTTTAATTTAAATCTTTAAATACTTATGGATTTAAATTATTTTATTGAATAAAAGTTACATATTACTAATTAATTCCCGTGTTTCTATGTCAATATTATTCATAATATTTTCAAGCGATTTCACGTTATTTATCGCCATTTTATCGTTTGTTAAAAAGCTTATTAAATCCAATATTATCTTTATTTTTTCCTTTGACCATTGATTATTCAATTTGTCGACTACTTCATTACCATATAATATTGTCATATTGTCTTTGCAAAAAATATTCTCATTGTAAATTTGTTCTACAAAATTATTAATGATTGTGTGATAATAGTTTAGGCATAAACAAATCATTGAATAGTCTTTATATGTTTCTTTCAGCTTCTCAATACCGGTTTGTGCACATTTGAACAATGTTTTTATTCTTGGTGTTGATTCAATGAATTCCTTTTTTAAGAAATGCTGGCAAGCGGCGTGTATCGGGTTATACATATATTGTAAATCGGATTTGTTTGTATTTAGGACATAACGACAAAATGCTTGAAATACTCCTGGTTCTTGGAAAAATATAACATTGTTTTGTATCATTATTTTTGTCCCATATGGTTTATTACTAATAATCGCCAATTTAATTATGACGGAAAGCGGGTCTAAAATAAATAATTTAACATTATCATTTGTGTTGTTTTCAGCCATTCTACTTTTATATACATTATCAAAATATATTTAATATTTTTATAATATCAATTAATTATTATCTTTTTTATAATTTTATTTTTTTTATATTTAATCTTTTTTATTATTTTCATTATTTTCATTATTCTTTATCCATTCAGTAATTATTTTATAATCTATTGTATTATCTTTTTCAATAACTGTATAAGTTTCTGCCGAACTTTGGAAGGAACCACTACCTACAAGCGTAAATCCACTCAATTCACTTGGTATAAGATGCATTTTATATATGCCAGGGGATATATCTATTCTGCGAATTTGATTGACATTAATTAGGAAATTTGTTAGTCTAAGAAATCGTCGTGACATTATGTATTATATTAAATATATGGTTTAACATTTAAGCAAATTTGATATATGATATTGTATTATGGTTATTATGATTTAAAAACTTATTTAAAGACATATTAATATATAAGATTTAAAATGTCAGAATATA